GTTTAGAATTAGAGAATGGCTCTAAAATACTCGCTTCCTCGACTTCAGCGAGTGCTGTACGGGGTGGAAGTTATAATATCATATTCCTAGACGAGTTTGCCTATGTACCCTCTACAGTGGCCGAACAGTTCTTTAGTTCAGTATATCCTACAATTTCTTCTGGTAAAACTACAAAGGTTGTAATTGTATCTACACCACATGGTATGAACATGTTCTATAAGTTATGGAATGATGCACAATATAAAAGAAACAATTATATACCTATTGAAGTACATTGGTCAGAGGTACCTGGTAGAGATGAAAAATGGAAAAAAGAAACTATCGCAAACACAAGCGAACAACAATTTGCCACAGAGTTTGAGTGTGAGTTTTTAGGTTCGACTAATACACTTATCAATGCATCTAAACTTAGAACACTATCTTACAAAGAACCCATTGTAAAAAATGAGGGATTAAATGTTTATGAAAATCCTATAAAAGATCACAATTATTTAATTACGGCTGACGTTGCACGTGGAACAAAAAACGATGCATCAGCATTTGTAGTATTTGATGTAACAAGTATTCCATATAAAATAGTTGCATCATTTAAAGATAATGAAATTAAACCTTTGTTATTTCCACACAAAATACATCATGTTGCCAAAGCATATAATAATGCATATGTTTTAGTTGAAGTAAATGATATTGGCGAACAAGTATCAAACAATTTACACTTTGATTTAGAATATGATAATATAATTATGTGTTATATGCGTGGACGTGCTGGACAAATTATGGGTGGTGGATTTAGTGGAGGTAAAGCTTCATTAGGTGTAAGAACAACAAAGGCAGTTAAAAAAGTTGGTTGCTCAAATATGAAACAACTTATTGAAACAGATAAACTACTCGTAGATGATTTTGATATTATCAATGAACTATCAACTTACATAGTTAATGGTAATCAATTTCAAGCAGAGGAAGGTAGTAATGATGATTTGGTTATGTGTTTAGTATTGTTTTCATGGGCAACAGATCAAAGATATTTTAAAGAGTTAACAGATCAAGATGTTAGAAAAAGAATGTATGCTGATAACCAAGATAGAATTGAACAAGACATGACACCATTTGGTTTTATACTAGATGGTAATGAAGATGAAATAGGAGAAACAGTTGATGAGTATGGTACAAGATGGTCACCAGTTACAATCAGAGATAAAGACACCGATTGGTAATCATGTTTTAGTAGATTATACTGCTGCAACTTTTGGAGATTGGTTAAGATATTTTATTTCAGAGCATAATGGTTTTGAAAAACTTAATTTTAAAACAGAAAAAGAACCAGGGTTTTTAAAATTAAAACTACATGCTAAAAAGATAAAATTAAGTAATATAAAAACTAAAAGTGATTTTATAGAAGAGTTTGAAAAAGTTAATCCAAATTTTAAAAATAATAGACAATGTTATAAGATTACACATGCTTATTCTGGTTCTCATTGTGCAGGTCATAGTTGTGTTGGTGTGAATTGGTTAGAAGATGGTTCAATGTTAAATGGTAAAATATTTAAATGGGATTACACTAATTATAATCTAATAAGAGAAACAGATCATAAAATAGTTTTTGTAACTTTAAGTCCTTTTTCCAAATATAGAGACTTATACATGAAAAGACATGAGGCTTGGAATCCAATTAAAAATGATGAAAAATCTCATGAGTTAGTTTGGCAAAGAAACTATATAAAAAATGATTATCCTAAACACAAACTAAATTATCAAATAGAAATCAATAATTTACTTGACAAAGACGATGAAACTTATTACAATCTAATAAAATTTTTAGATGTAAAACCAATAGAGAAATGGAAATATTATGTTGACGACTTCGACAAACTCATACTCTCAAAATAATCATGTTTGTGTAGATTATGGCGGAGGCTCATTTGGAGATTTTTTAAGATACTTAATATCTCTTCATGACGGATTTGAAAAATTTGGGGATACTGGCGAATGGTTTGGTTGGAGAGAAAGTCTTCCACACCACAAAAAATGTTTATTTACAAACTTTCATTTGGAACCACACAAAAAGATTAATTTTACAAAAGCAAATACCATAGATAAGTTTAATAGTGAGTTTGATAGATTGATGCCTAATAATAAAAATTATCGTCAAGTATATAAAACATTATCTGAAGTAAATAAACCTGCAGGTAAGTCTCATAGTTTTGTCAATGCATCTTGGTTAGAAGATGGTTCTATAATTGATGGTGTGCCGTTTAAATGGGATTACCATGATTATAATATTGTAAGACAAACAGATCATAAAATTATTTTTATTTCATTAAGTCCTTTTTCAAAATACAAAGATATATATCTTTATAGACATGCAAAGTGGGATGAATTGTACGAAAGAGATTCTAATACTAAAAAACATATAGAAGTTTGGACACGAAATTATATTAGAAATAATTTTCCAAAACATGAATTAAATTATGAATTAGAAATAAACGAATTACTAGACGGACACGAAGATGTATATTTAGATTTGTGTAAGTTTATTGATGTGAAACCTTTAGATAAATGGAGAGATTATATTGACGACTTCCAAAAACATATATTCCCAAAATAAACCGACTGGTAGTCATGTATGTGTAGATTACCCAGCAGGAGCATACGGTGATTTACTAAGATGTTTTATATCTCAACATGAGGGATTTGAAACAATTAAATATGTTAATAGTGGGTCAGGTGGATTAGTAACTGCTGTTACACCTCAACCTAATACAAAGGTAAGTTTTAATAATGTAAAAAACTTAGAAGATTATAATTCAGCATTTAACTATGAACATCCCAATGCTAATGAATATAGACAATGTTATAAAATTAAATCTCACTTACCTCAAAATAAACATGGTCATACCACAGTTAATGTTACTTGGTTAGAACATCATAATTGGGATTATTCGGAGTATGAAATATTAAGACAAACAAATCACAAAATAGTTTTTGTAGTGTTAAGTCCTTTTTCAAAGTATAAAGATTTATATTTAAGCAGACATATTACATGGAACGCAGCTTTAAATGTAAAACTTGAACTTTCAAAAGAGGGAACAGTAAAAAAACATAAAGTAGAATTATTTAATACTGATATTGAAGCAATTAAACAGGCAGAGCATCATTATAAAACTTGGAAAAAAAATTATTTAACTTATGAGTATCCAAAACACGAATTAAATCATGAAATAGAAATTAATAATTTACTTGACAAAGACGATGAAACCTATTATAATCTGATAAAATTTTTAAATGTTAAACCTTTAGAAAATTGGAAAGACTGTTTACAAGGATTTATAGATACAGTTTTTTCGGATTGTTCTTACTTGAATAGATAATATGTTAATGCCAGATATAGATTATTATTTTAGAAATAATTGGAAACCAAACTATGATAAGTTTAAGTATTCTGGTTGGCAGTTATTAGATAAGATAGACAAAGACGCACATATACTAGATATAGGATGTGGTTTCAATTTACTTAAACCACACTTTCCTAATCTATATGGAATAGACCCATGTAATAGTAATGCAGATCAAGAGATTGCATTTGAAGATTATACACCACATAAAAATTTTGATGTATATTTGGCACTCGGAAGTTTAAACTTTGGCGATGAAAAAGTAGTTGACAAACAAATAGAACATCTGTATAATATCACAAAAAAGAATGATATAATTTATTGGAGACAAAACCCTGGGTTAAGTGACCATCCTTGGCAAGGTATGGAAGAAGTTAAATTTTTTCCATGGTCAGAAAAACACAATGAAGATTGGTGCAATAAATATAATTTTGAATTGAAAGAAATAAAACAAGATACTGGCAATAGATTATATGCAGAGTGGATACGTAAATAAATGGAAATAGTATTTTTGTTATTAGGAGTAATCTACGGATTAATCGTAGGTTTAGTTCCAGCTGCAGGTGCAACAACTGGGTTAATAACTTTGTTTGGAATTATGCCATACTTTGCATCTGACCCCTATCTTGGTGTTATCTTTTGTGTTGCCGTTGTTGCATCCTCTACAACAGGTGACTCTTTTAGTGGAGTACTATTAGGAATACCAGGGGCAAACTCTGCGGCCGCAACAATGGTTGACGGATTTCCTATGGCACAAAACGGAGAAGCGTCAAGAGCATTATCAGCCGCAATAACATCATCAACTTTAAATGGATTATTCTTTGGGTCATTAACATTTTTATTCTTACCATACTACACAAATATTGTAATGTACATGGGAGTACCAGAACTATGGGGATTAGTTGTACTTGCATTTGTAACAGTAGGATTTGTTTCTACAAAAAATTATATTAGAAGTATTATTGCTATTGTTCTTGGTGTTACATTTGGATTAGTAGGTGTTGATGCAAACAATGTCGCTAGATTTACTCTAGGATGGCAATACTTAGAGGATGGTATTCAGATACTTCCTTTTGTTGCAGGTCTATTTGCTATACCAGAATTATGGTCAAGTTGGAAAACTAGAAGTGCAACCGATGATGTAGAATATTGGTACGGTGGAACATGGAAACAAATTAAACAAGGTATTAAAGATGTTTTTGTATCTTGGAAAGACAGTTTACGTGGAGGCATGATAGGTTCTTTTATAGGATTACTACCAGGTCTTGGTGGGGCGATGGCAGATTGGTTGGCATATGGTTCAACAGTTGCATCTAATCCAAACGAAAAATTTGGTCATGGAAATGTAAAAGGTGTTGTTGGAGCTGAAGGTGCAAACAATTCACAAAAGGCATCTTCATTTATACCAACAGTATTATTTGGAATACCTGGAGCTCCATTTGCAGCTATTCTTATGGGATTATTTTTATATCTCGGAATAGACTTAGGTTCACCAGAAACTTTTTATGACGATAAATTATTTGATAGTATGGCGTTTGCGTTCTTAGTAGGAACAATAATTACAGCATTGATTTGTTATGTGTTAGCATATTACTCTTCATACATTGCTAAACTTCCATACAAATTTTACTTTCCATTTATCCTAATAGTAATTGTTTGGGCAACTTTACAATATACTGGTGGGTGGGAAGACATAGCAGTTTTAACGATTTTTAGTATAGTAGGTATTATTGCAAAAAAATATAAATTTAGCAGACCTGCTTTACTAATTGGTTTTTTGTTAAGTGATAGAATATATTCTTTATCTTATCAATTAACATCACTACACACAATGAATGACTTGATAACCAGACCAATTTTCTTGTTCATTTTATTGTCAATAATAATAATCTTATATTGGTCTTTAACTAAAAGGAGTAAACTAGACTATGCTTAGAATAATATTGATTGCAATGCTTTTTTTCACGACAGTTGCAAAAGCAGATTATATATTGATCGTACCACAAAAACCCTCAGGTGGTACATCCGTTTGGTCACAAATTGTTGTGGCAGAATGGGAAAAACATTTAGGGGAAAAAATTATTATCAAATACTTGCCTGGTGCAAGAGATCAAATGGGGCCAAACAAGTTCCAAAATGAATTAAGATTTGATGATAAAACAATTCTAGTATCACATGGTGGTAATGGAATATCATATCTAATTGAACCAGTTGAATATAATTATCTTGATTGGGATTCTATTGGACATATGAATCTTAATATCATTGTTGGTGCTCAAGAACAAGTAGCAAATAGATGTTGTCAGAAAATTAAGTTTTCTGCAGGTTCAGGTATGATACCTGAGATCATGGCAATTACAATGTTAATGGCTGGGCCAGAAATGGACCCTTACAAAGCGTTTAACGAATACATAACTTTTGTAAAAGGAATGAGTGGGTCAGAAAGAAGACTTGCGTTTATTCGTGGCGATTTAACTGCAACTAGAGAAAATCCAGCTGCATATAAAAAACATGTAATGCCTTTAATTGAAAAAGGTGTGGCAATGACTTGGTTTCATCATGGAATATTAGATACACAAAGTGGTAATCACCAAGAAGACCCTAATTTTACAGAACCAACTTTTGAACAACTTTACTTTAATATGTACGGAGTATCAGCATCTGGTGATTTCTATAATGCATATAAACTTGTTAAGTCATGGCGTGATTCTATACAGAAAGCGTTTTGGGTTAACAAAGGTAATCCTAATAAACAAAAGTTAATTGATGCTTTAAACAAAATGATTGCAGACCCAGAATCTGTGGCTGCGATTGAAAAAAAAGTTGGAAAGTATGAGTGGAAAGTAGGACAAGATGGTAACGATACTGTTACTCTTCTAAAATCACTTATTACACCAGAAGCATTAAAAACATTAGTTGACTTTGCTGATGTTGAACTTGGATATAACTCTGTATATAAAGAAGAGTTAACTAAGTAAGTGTATATACTCGTAACAGGCGCCCCAGGCTCCAAATGGAGTAGTGTCGTTAAAAACATCTATTGGTCTGAGGATATCGATCATACAGATTATACAGACGAAAGAACGTATTGGCATGATGCAGATACCCCTGGTAAGAAACAATTAATGCACACAGGCGCTTATTACGACCCAGGCATGGAGTTTGGAAATCAACGTGACCAATGGGATTTACCTTTCTCTGGCGAGGGGAAAAGGATTATTAAATCTCATTGTTTTGCGTATGAGTTAGACGAATTAAAAAAACATAAACATCCTATTGTCATGGTATACAGAAATGATATAGAATGCTATGATTGGTGGAAACATTGTGGTGAGTTTAATATCACATATCCAAAATATACTTACTATGAAAATTTAACAAGTATGTGGTTTCATATTCAAGAACAGAATAAAGACATTATGAATTTTTGTAAAAACAATTGGAACAGAATTAAAAAAGTTAAAAATAATATAGAATTAGCAAACGAATTAGAAATACAATATCTAGGTGATGAACACAACTACAAGCAAAAGGATATTCAAGTATATGTCTATAAGTAATTGGGAAGACGCAAAAAAAAGAAGTAACTATCACTTTGATAATTCGATAGTAGATACTGATAACATCAAACACATTGGTAGATTTGTGGGTAATTGGAAAGAAGAAATAAACAATGTTATTCACGATGCAAAAGAGCTCAATTGGAGTAATAGAAGATTATCTGCTGGTAGACCTAATAACGATGTTGAGGCCGAAGAGAATGATTTAATTAAAGCAGGTGCCAATCCAAAGATGACGATCTATCGTGGACTAACTGATTTTAGTAAATGTCCTACTATACAAAAAATGATAGATTACTTTGAGTTTAAAACTGTTAAAGCAAAATTGCATGTTCAGTTTACTGGTGAAATGTTGAATATGCATGTAGATAAACTTTATGATATAGACGAAGACCCTAATAACGTTCTTAGAATTATGATTATGTTAGATGATTACGAGCCTGGTCAGTTTATGATGTATGGAAATCAATTATTTGATAGATGGCAAAGTGGGGATATGCATTATTTTGATTGGAAGAATATACCACACGCAACGGCAAACGCAAGTAATAAACCTAGACCAATGTTAGTTTTAACTGGTGTTATGTCAGATAGAACAAAAGAACTTATATCAACTCAATCAGATCATTATCAAGTTTAATCCAACAATTATGACATATGACATTAGAACTATCAATTAAATTAAGTATTTCTTGTCTACCAGAACCATTAACACCATTAGTTTTAGATAGTTTACGTATATTAGAATCATGAGGATGAAATTTAAGACATATGGTTTCACTCTCACCACAGTTTTTACAAGACTTATCAGATAGATGGTTGTTTAACCAAGATACACGTTTATTGTAGTGTCTTCTTGCAACTTTCTTGATAGTCTCTTTGTATTTTTCATAATGAGATTGCATGATAATAGTATTTATATCTGGTCGGTCTATAAATAATGGGTCTTTAAAAATTTAATATCTATAAATACAGATATAAAATAGAATGTAATAGCTATACATCAAAAGGAGAACAACAATGGCATTTTTAGTCTCACCTGGCGTTCAGGTAAAAGAAGTTGACTTAACGAATGTGGTACCAGCAGTAGCAACGTCAATCGGTGCAATTGTAGGCGCATTTGAAAAAGGCCCAGTCTCATCTGTAACAACTATAACGTCTGAAGAAGACCTTATTAAAAATTTCGGAAAACCAAACTCATCAAATTTTGAGAACTGGTTTTGCGCTGCAAACTTCCTACAATACACAAACTCTTTGAGAGTAGTAAGAGCAGAAAGTGGATTAGTTAATGCAGTTGCATCGGGTTCAGCAATATTAATCAGAGATACAGACCACTATCAAGGTTCTTTCGCTGCAGGCGAAGCATCTGTTGGTGAGTGGGCTGCAAGAACAGCTGGAACATGGGGAAATTCACTAGGAGTTTCAATCTGTGCATCAGCAACAGCATACGAAGAAATGTTAACTGGCTCTAACCTAACAGTAGGTGAAGACGCAGTTGGCGCTACATCAATCGCAGTAGATGACATAGACGCATCTGGCGATGAAATACACGTACACGATATTATATCTTTCTTTACAGACTCAGCAGGTTCAACGCCTGTAACTGGTGAAGAGGGAAAACAATACGAAGTAACAGCAATAAACACTTCAACTAACGTTGCGACAATTAGAAGATTAGATGACCCTAACGGTGGTGGAGTTCACGCTATCATACCTGATAACTCTTACATCAAAAGACGTTGGAGATTCTATGACAGATTTGACGGAGCTCCTGGCACATCTGCATGGGCAACAGCTAATGGAAGAGGAACAGGTGACGAGATACACGTAGTAGTTTTTGATACTACTGGTGACATCACTGGTTCAGCTGTAGATGTATCGGGTGAAAGACAAAATGCAATCATCGAAACTTTTGCAAACATGTCTAAAAACCCTAACGCAAAAACAGCTCAAGGTTCTACAAACTACTATCCAAATGTGATTTACAATCAATCATCTTTTGTATATTGGATGGACCACAACTCATCTGGTTCAAATTGGGGAACAGACGTAACCGCAGCATACACAGCAGTTGATACACCAACTGATAGTGTATTAGCATCTGGTACAGACGATTACTCATTAACAAATGGTGAGTTAAGACTTGCGTATGACAAGTTTTCTGATACAGAATCATTAGACATCAACTTAGTAATTGGTGGTTCAAGTTCAATTACAGCAGACTCTGCTGCAAACATGGACACACACGTTACTATGATTACTGATCTTGTAGAAAAAAGACGAGACTGTGT